GTGTACATTAACCGATCGTATGAACTAAAGTCTATTATATACAAGGTACGTAAGTACAATGCTTGTGAAAGGAAGTTTATGCAAAAAACTATACTAGACTTATTAGTAGAAGATCTAGAATATAGACAATCAATGCTGAATAATCGGCAATCAGCAAGTTTTCTTAAGAATTATAGTGCAAGAGAAATTATTGAGTTTTCTTATATCCATGTTCTTAAAGGCTTAGAAAGGAAGTTAACACTTGTAGAAATAGCTTGTAGTATTGGTCGTAGACGACGACAAAAACTTCGACAACCGCAGAATACAGTATTAGATGCTCAAGGTGGCTGGTTTGTATTGATCAGTTATATTGAGCTAAATATCCTTGGTTATCGAAAAAAACATATTTATCGTAATGGTAAAAAAGATAAACATAGATCTTACTTTATTTTTGCTAAAGATTGGAATGCAATTAAAGAAATGATGGATCTTGTTAATGAAGAACATTGCGATATGTTTCCTGTTAATACACCCCCTGAACCGTGGACAGGCAAAGCTTATCACGAAACAACAGGTATAGGTGTAATTAAAAAGGGGCATGAAAGCGCTTTAAAATACTTTGAAAATAATGATATGTCTTATATTGTAGATACTCTTAATAAACTACAATCTACAGCATGGCGTATTAATGACAAAGTTTTTAAAGTATATAAAGAATGTATGCATAACGTAAGCAATCCTTTTAAGTTTACTAAAGAGATTGACCCTATTAAGCGAGCTTCATTAATTATCGAAGCAGAAGCTATACAGAGTCTTGCAGAGAAGCACAAGGGTAGACCTTTCTATCACTTGTATAACCTTGACTTTCGTGGTCGCATTTATCCTAATACTGCCTTCTTACATGAGCAGTCTAGTGATAATGCAAAAGGCTTATTAATGTTAAATGAGCCTGTTCCATTAGGAGAAGAAGGTTATTATTGGCTATGCGTACATACAGCTAATGTTTGGGGTAATGATAAAGTTAGCCTAGACGACAGAGCACAATGGGTTCAAGATAACTTTGATGACTTAATGCTTTATGTTTCTGATCCTATAAAAAACTCAGGATGGATGCAAGCAGATAAGCCTTTTAGTTTTCTTGCTGCTTGTTATGAGCACAGTATGATATCTAATTGGAATGGTGATGGAAATAATATAGAAGATTTTCCTAGTTGTCTTCCAGTTTATATTGACGGTTCAAATAATGGCGTTCAACACCTTGTTGCTATGTCTCAAGACCACGAAGTAGCACCTCTTGTTAATCTTGTTCCAAGCGAAATTCCAGGTGATGTTTATATGTTTATTGCAGAAAAGGTGTGGGAACGCCTTGAAGTAATGGCTAAAGACATAACATCTGACGTTAAAGAACAATTTGAGGAGGTTTTTAATACTGCTATTAAGTTACAAAGAGATTATGAAAATGCTCCTGATAAGTCTGAAAGAAAGGTATTAGCTTTTCAACAGGCTCAATCATGGCGTAATCAAAATCGTTATCTTCGTGAACAGTTGTTTCCTATTTACTGGCTAAATATTAACAGTAAAAAGATACAACGTAAGACCGTTAAACGTAATGTTATGACCCTTGGTTATGGCGGCACGTCTTACGGTATGGGCCAACAAGTGATAGAAGATACTCGTGATATATCACCCTACTTAAGAGATAAAGAACACCTCTGGGGTGCTCTCCTTGGCTCTCTAGTATACAAGACCTGTTACGAAGAATTAAAAGGGCCAGCTATGTTGCTGCGCCTTTTTCAAACTTTAGCAGAAAGAGCAAACAAAAAGAAAGAACACTTACGATGGTTTTCACCTGTAACTAACTTTCCTGTTACTCAGGCTTACCGTAAACCTACAACTAAACGGACTGAGTTAAAATATGGTGATGACATTTTAAAAGTACAATTGCAAGTATGGGAAGAAACAACAGTCAATGAAAGTAAACAAAAGACTGGTGCTGCTCCTAATATTGTACACTCTTTAGATGCTGTTCACCTTACTATGTGCATTCACGATGCTAATTATCCTGTTACTGTAGTCCATGATTCTTTTGGGTCTCACGCAGGAAATATGAGCAAAATGTTTTATCATGTACGTGAAAAGTTTGTAGAACTTTACAACCTTCAACCCTTAGAGTTTATACTTGAACAATTAAACTCTTTAGACTTAACCCCAAATAAAGGAAAACTCGATGTCAGCGATGTACTCAAATCCGATTTCGCTTTTGCATAAGTATGCAGTAGTAGAGTTTGAAGACGTAAAAGAAGTAATTCTTATTACTGACTATGATAAAGTACATGAATGTTTGCAAGTACTAATAAATCCAGGAAGTGAAAATCAAACTTATGCAGAAATGTATATGGAAGATCAACCAGAACACTGGTATATCGTTGAGACGTTTGGGTAAACTATACCTGACGTTAAAGAATAATTAAATTAACAATCCAAGAGGAAAACATTTATGGCTATTTTAAAAGATTGCGAACTTTTCTTTGCAAAGTTAAACCCTGAGAAACCAAACTCTATGTTTGATAAAGAAAACCCTACATGGGAAGTACAAATTCGTACTCGCAATAAAGCAAAAGCAAAACAATGGAAAGAAATGAACCTTAATGTAAAACCAGACGAAGATGATTCGGGTATGTTTTACAAGGCTACTTTGAAAAAGCGTTCAAAGAAGCGTGATGGAGCGCCTCAAAACCCTGTACAACTCGTAGGCGGTGATTTATCACCTATTGATCCTGATAAACTAGGTAATGGTTCTATCGGAAATGTTCGTATTTATCAGTACCCATATAATGTAGGAGGACGTCAAGGAACGGCTTCTATGCTTATGGCGGTACAAGTAACTACCTACAAAGAATATGAACCAAAGCCTCGTGAAGATGACTTTGAAATGGTAGAAATGAAAATAGAAAAAGTAGCTGATAATCAAGTTATTGATATAGCTGAAGAACTAGATGACGACATTAACTTCTAAACACTCTTTAAAGGGAGGGCTTAATAGCCTTCCCTATATTTCGAAATATGTCAACCAAGAGGTAAACAAATGAAAAACTATGTATACTTAGCAGGACCAATGGAAGATTGTTCTGTTGAAGTAATGACACGTTGGAGACAAGCAGCTACGGATCATTTGCTTCATTCTGATATCCAAACACTTGACCCTACTCGTAGAATTAGTTTTCATGATGAGTTAACAAAAAACTTACAAGATGTTACTAAAACTATGAATGCTTGTAAGCGTATCTTTAAACAAGACTTACAAGATATTGCTAATTCAAAAGTTGTGCTTGCTGATGTACGTAGAAACTCTGGTCGTGGTACTGGTACTTCTATGGAACTGATGTTTGCTCATACTAAGAATAAGATTATTATCTTGTGGGCGCAAGAGGATGATTTTATTCATCCATTCTATGAAGCTATGGCAACAGAAAAACACTATAGCTTTTATGATGCAGTAGACGCAGTAAAGGAGTACTTTTAATGCCAATGGTAAGGGCTTATGCAACTATGGCTGTTGATTTAGAAACAGAAGTATTTATACCTGACAATATTCCTGAAGATGAATGGGGAGAATGGGTCAAAGAAAATGTTGATGGAGGTAGTTTTTATGACTCAGACCCTCTTTATGGAGGGGATTGGGAATGGAACACTTTTAAACCAGAAAGGATTGACTAATGGGCTTTAGTCCTAGACTTTATGAAATTCATCTTTGGATGGAAGATGAAAATGGAGAATGGTGGTGGGAACCCGAAGGTGGAGCTTACGAATCTATTGAAACAGCATCTAAGTGGTATAATCGTTTTAAAGACGGAGGCTATGATGGTGTTCGTATTGTTGAAACAAAAGTAGTACGTGCTTGGGAATGGGGTACAGAATACAAATGAAAAATATACAAAGAGTGCGTGTTAAAATTGATGAAGTGCATGAGTTATCTATAATAAATTATGAGCTTCATACTGACGACAAAATTCTTGACAGAACAGAAGTTGCTATATGTCATGATGAAGGTGTAGCAGACGATACTGTAAAACCTATATCTAACGTTAAAGATTTGTTGTCTTACCTGCAACATTACTTTGGAGAAAGAAATGTATGACGATAGCGTATGGAAAGTGTTTACTGTTAACATAAGGCATGTTCCTTTTGTTGATATTGAAGTATATGCTAATATAAAAGACGGTGGTGGCTATGATGATGAACCGCCGTGGAGAGAAGTAAAAATTACTGATATATGGAGCCTAGATAAACACGCTAATGTTTCAGAAAAAATACATCAGTATTTAATTAGAGAGTACGGTGAGTACTTTGAAGAGGAGCTATCCGATGAGTACGACAGATGGTAGTTTAACAACAGACTGGGAACTACTAGAAGAACTATTTGAAGAAAGAGCCGCTATTATTGAGTATGATGGTGGCAAACCTAGATACGAGGCAGAACAACTAGCTGCTCAATTTTTAGGTTTTAGCAATAAAGCTGACTTAAAAGTCTATGTGCAAAAACTAAAAGCGAGGTAAATATGTCTTTTACTTACAAGATTTTCCGAACCCCTGCGATGAGAAATTGTGAATCGGAAACTAATCATTGGCCTTTTGCTTTAGACGAATGGTCTCAATTAAAAGCAAGTGGTTCTAATCCTATTATACACTTGTTTGGTGAAGGCTATGATAGAGTACTTAACTCTGAGGGCGCAATAAAAGAATGGAGTGATTGGTTATTGTTAAACAGGTCTAACTATAATCGAGTAGAAAAACGGCTTATTAAAGAGCTTAAGGAAGAAAAAGAAAAATCTTTTGAAGAGCTTATGTTTGGAAATACACACTTTAAATCAGAATCATCAACTTTAATTCCACAAGAAGAAGATGGGATGGAGATTGTAGAGCCTAAAGAAGATGTGCGCTTTAGAGACGAAATACCTAATCTTATGGGAAAAGTATTTGAAAAATCTAAAAACGTAGATTTTCATGGAGATTTTGAAAATATGTCGGGGGAGCAACAAAATGATATTATTAATCCAAAACACTACAAGATGATTCCAAAAGAAGCGTATGATCGCTTTCCAAAAGGTCTTGAATATATGGATTTAATGGAATATATCTTAGAACACCATAGAGGAGTTAAAGCACACCTGTTGGGTCAAATATTTAAATATGCTTGTCGCCTAGGTAAAAAAGATTCTAAGTTACAAGACGCTCGTAAAATCGAATGGTATGCTAGTAGACTAGTAGAGGTAATCGAAAATGACAGATGAAGAAGTAGTTAAGCTTTTAGCTTATATTAGAGATACTATAGAGGATGACCTTAAGTATTGGAACGATAAAGTGAGTAATAGTTATTTTGCTTACGGCCCTTCTCATGCAGA